AGTTATTACTACTTGTTTCTTTTCCTTTTCCTAATACACTATTTACTGTATGCAGTAGGGCTGCATTAATCATAACTAATAATATAGTTAAAATATTTTATTAAACCAAATCTTTAGTGAAAAACTTACCTAGTATATTGTCATTATAGCTGTTAGTTCCTGGGATTAAACACTCATACTTACATTGATAATGCATTTCATAGTATGTGAGTTGTTTTTTAGTTTTACAAGGCATAAGTATCATACACTCAAAAAACATTGGACTTAGTTCATTAATATCATTGAGTAATTCTTTTGATGAACCCCAATATGTTTTCCAGTCACTTTCAACACGAATAACTTCATGTGTTGGTTTGCGGCCTGGAGTTGGTGGTAATTCAGCGAGTTGTTTTTTGGTTAGTTTTTTCTTTTTGTTGTACCAAAAATACTTTTTACCAACATAAAATTTACCATCTGTTAAATTAGTGATTTTGTAAACAAAACCAATGTAGTCTTCAGGATTTAATTTATCCCAGTAGTTCCATTTCATAACATTATTTTATATAAATATTAAAAATAGATGTTTAGATAGATGATGATAATGGAATATCTTTAAAATTAATATCCCATTTGATCAAAAATGTCATATCAGTATTTGATGAGATAGGAATTGGAGTTGCCATTTTACCAACAGCTAATAAATCATTAGTATCATTATATAAACCAACAGTAGACACATATGGTGAAAACTCTGAACCTGAAATAGATCCAGTAGTGAAATCTTTTAATATACCATAATTATTTTCTGATGTTGTATAAACAATATTTCCATTAATTGATGAACTATATGGTGTTAATATACCTTGTGAACCTGATAATAATGTTGGATTATATGATGTATTAAATTCATAGTCTTTTATAGTACATTTGATAAAAGTCTCATAAACAACATGGTTGTTTTTAAAACTAACATCAAAATTTGGTACTATAGTTCTAATCATTTTATTTTTATTAAATAAATTAACATTGAGCTTGAGATTGTATAGTTAATCCACCAAAACTTTCTGTTCCATCAATTAAACATCCTGTGCCTACAGTTCCACCTGGACTAACTGTAGTTCCAGTTGGATTTCCATTACAATCTGTGGCACTCCAAGTAATACTACCACCCGCGTTGTTTACTAAAGTATAAGCTGTACATGTAGGTATTGGTGTTTCTGTTGGTGTTGGTGTTATTGTAGGGGTTGGAGTTATTGTAGGTGTTGCTGTAGGTGTTGCGGTTGGTGTTGCAGTTGGTGTTGCAGTTGGTGTTGGAGTTATTGTAGGTGTTGCGGTTGGTGTTGCAGTTGGTGTTGCAGTTGGTGCTACAGTTGGTGTAGGTGTTGCAGTTGGTGTTGCAGTTGGTGTTGCAGTTGGTGTAGCTGTAGGAGTGGATGTTGGTGTTGATGTTGGAGTAGGAGTTGGAGTAGGAGTTGGAGTGGGAGTAGGAGTTGGGGTTGGCATAAATCCATCAGGAATTATACTTAATACAGCTATATTTTGCTCATAAAATACATTACCAATATATGAACTTTGAGATAGTAATGTTCCAATAGATGAACTCACATTACTACCACTAAAACGTAAATTATAATTTCCATCATCAAAAATTTTATAAGTAGCTGATGAAGCACTTATATATGATAATTCTAAAGTAGTTGGTAATATTTTATCACCAGTTAATTGGCGTGGGAAATTAATAACATAAATTAATGATCCATTTCCAGTTGGAAAAAATTTTATTGTATCTAAATTACCTAATTCAATAAATCCATTATAATATGAAGATGTAGATAAAGTACCATCATTAAAAATAGTACCTTGCATTGAACTTGTATTAACATATGTTGGTAAAAAGTTAGGATAATAAGTTGTGTTTATCATGTCATAAACTAAACGATCATATTGACCATTAGTCTCAAGCTCATTATGTGGATCAAATAATGAACTAGTGAACTTAACACCTGCATTTACTGTGATTTGAAAGTCAGTTAAAGACCCAGATAATATATTCCAGCTTTTATTTGCTGTATATGGAACTACAAATGAGTCTGATACATTAATTCGTTTAAACACTGACATTGGCAGAACATTAGAAATCTAATTTAACACGTAATAATAATTCTTTAGTAAAATCTTTTATTAATGGTTTGTTTAATTTAGCAACAGCAATTAAATCACCAACATTATTATACATACCTACAGTTGTTATAAATGTCTGTGGATTATAAATTAATGATGTATATAATAAATTACCATTTGAATCAATCACAGTTGGATTAGTAGTGTAATTATTATCAGCATTTTTAACACGTACAAAGAAATAACGTGATGAAATAGTTTCATAGTTTTGTAAACGGAAACTAGCTCCTGATTTTAATAAATCAAATGTTTTTCTATTATTATAATTAAAAGATGGATTAGCTGAAGCCACAGTATTGGAACTATCTTCATTCCAAGTCACATTTAAACCACCTAAACTACCTACTGGATTAGCTAAAGCACGTGGGTTTAATATGATTAATCCTTCATCAGGAATCATCAATCCATAAGAACCACTTACAGTATAATTTGAAGAAAAAACACTATCAAAAGATCCACTTAATAATTGATAAACACGACATGTACCAATATAAGTTGCTGTGGATGTGACAGTTGAATCATCAGTTAATTTTAAAACATTACTACCAGTAGCTAATGTTAATGTTATTGAACCAGGATTAAATGATTCTTTAAAACGTGCTCTATTAATTGATAATACAATAATATCTTTAGATATATTAACTGATGATCCAAATGTTATATTTGTATTTTCATCTCCATAAAGTAATGTTCTAAATTGTCCATAGATATCTCTAGTAGGAGTTTTATCAATAATAGATGGATTAAAATAAGCTGAGCCTGAGCCACTTACATGTCCATAAGCTATAGAAAATTGAATTTCAGCACTAGAATCAGATGAAGATGTTTGATAAACATCTAAATAAAATTTACCTGGAGTTGAAGCTTCTTGAGTTGAACTTGAATGAAAAGTAGTTAAAGTAGTTACATTTCCAGTCCACATTGGAGAAATTGAAACATCTGAACTTATTACTGAGTCTTCAGGATTAAATGCTATAAATGACATATATTAATTAGGTTTTAGTTATAGTTAAAGGTATAGTTATTCTAGCCCCACTATCTCTACCAGTTACAGTTATTGTTGTTGTGATAGTAGCTCCTGGTAAAGCTGAAGTACCAAATAATGTATTAATTGTTGTTGCAATTAAACTAAATGAAGTACCAATTTGACTTCTAGATAAATTAGCACCACTTGAATTTGGAATAGTTGTACTAATTGCCAAACCAGTAGTATCAATACCAGTTCCAGCAAATGTACTTAAGAATCTTGAATCTCCCACAGTCATTAAGTAACCAGATGGTTCAAAAGTTGAAACAGCTCCTAAGTAATTTAATGTTTGAGGAGTAATATTGATAGCGGCGGCTTGACGTAATGTCACAGTTGTATATCCAAGATTTAATACAGGTAATTTAGAAGTACCACGTGGTAAAGTTACTAATTTATATTTTAAGTTTTGAGTATCATCTGTAAATGCTTGTAATAAAGGCATTTTTTCAATTGCTTCACCAAAGAAAGCTGAACCAGATGGATGAGTTGGGTTATACAAAGTATAATCAATTTCATCATCTGCTAATGCAAATTGTGTGATTTGGAATGAGCCGTCATTACGAGCCATTAATTCACGGCCCTTTTTTGTTAACACGGCATCAATTGTTACTAATTGGTTGTTTAAATATGACATCTTTCAATGTGTTTTATATAAATATATTATGGAATAAGAACTGTACTAAATATTTTACTCTTTAAGTCACTTACAATATTAGCTAATTTAACATCAACATTAGGTGCTAAATTAATATTTTTAACAATACCTGCTGATGTTTGTCCTGAGCGTTTTTTATAACTAATAACAATATTTGTTTCATCAGGTATTCTTCTACTAAAAATATATTTACTAATACTACCAGTTAAATTATTAGCTGAAAATGATTGTATGCATCCTAAATCAATATTTCTATTTAATGACAATGACATTGAATCAGTAAGTGATGTTGGAGTATGAACATTAATTACTTCATATTCTTCTATTATTGAAAATCCTTCAGCTGAAGATGAAAGATTGTGTAATCTAACTAAATCACCAGAATTTAAAATAAATGGATAATCAGCTTCACCATACATTGTAATTAATGATTGAGTAAACATATGAGAGTCATCACCATCAAAATAAAATCCTTCACTAACATAACTACCACTAATAACATTATAATAAAATTCAGATATTACTTTTGAAGCTATTAATACATTTGATTGACTAACATGTACTTTAAAAAATGGAGATGGATCTAATGATGAACTTAAGTAAGTGCTAACATTACTTAAACCACCAAATCCACTACCTCCACCTGATTGAAGTAAAACTGATGTTAGGGTAGTTGTAATATTAGTTACTGTACCAACATGATTTGTATTTAAAACTACTGTATTTGTTAATTGACTAGGAGTGATAGGAATTGAAAAGAATAAGAAGTTTAAACCTATATTTCCTGGTTGATCAAAAGTAACAACTCCAGTGACATTAACAGCATTACTTAATGGAGTTACTCCAATATAATTTACAGTGACATCAATAAGTTCTACATTAAATGGAGCTTGTGTTCCACCAGATTGAGCTGAGCCATTAAAATTAGCAAGTAAACCAGCACCAGCACCACCTTGTGTTGAAACATTAGTTAGTTTAGGTTTAACTAAAATATAATTTAAAGTATCATCTCCAAATCTATTCCATAATACAGGATAAAATCTAAATCCACCAGCAAATATAGGTTTATTACCATCTAATATTTGTTGCTTAGATGGATTTTGGTTATCAAATAATCCTATATTAATTGTTTCTCCTGATTTAAATGTATTTTGTACTTGATATAAATTATACTTTTGATCTTCACTTAATAAATCATAATTACGTTTTGTTAGTTCAGTTAAATTACTATTTTCATCAATTAGATATTTAATATAAACATTTGAACGCTCAGGCATTGAGAGTAAATCAGATCCTGAAGCTGCTACTTCACTAAAGAAAGCAAATTGTCTTGTATTTTTATCTATAGTAGCTGTTTTACCAAATGTAGTATCACCATTTGAAAATACATTATATAAAGTACTTGTTGTAGTTGAACCTTCATATCTTGGTCTTGTATGACGTTGGTATGTGTCTGTGAAATCTTGATATTGATAACTTTCAGTTACATATTGACTTCCTGATATATAAAAAGCATTACCTGATATAAGTGTTATCTTTTTTTTAATATTTGAATTTTGATTTAATTCAACATTATTTAGCAATGGATTAAATTCAACATTCCAAATACTCTCAGAGTATGAACTAGTATTCTTTGGTTTAAAATTAATAGCAAAAGGATTAAAATTAGCTATATCAAAATCATCATGTATGAATATAGATGATGATGGTAATTCACCTGTAAAGAAATCTCTACCATCAGATGTCATAGTTACTAGTCCTAAATTACTTTTAACAGTGTAATTATAAAGTGATTGACTATAATCACCACTATTACTAGCTGTGATAAATAAAGTATTAATAGAACCACTTTGATTATTATGTCTAGCTACTTGAGGAGCTAGTATTTTAACATCTGGTCTTTCAAGTAAATGCGGTTTAATAACAATACCTGTAGCTACATTAGTTCTAGCTGGTGTAAAATCTTTAAGTGTTCTGAAGAGTGAATTATGAAAATAACTAATTAGTGTTATAAAGTCTTTATAATTAAATGTATTAATATATTTTTTAAAATAATCAAATCTTAAATTATCTAAAGCTTTATAACCACTACCTCTAGGATCACCTATAAATTCATCAATTGTATAAGTTGAACCTAATTGAGCTATAATATCTTTATTAATTTCATCTTGTGGTGATAAACCAGCATCTAGTAAGTGTATATCTTTTGATGTTGGTAAAGTAGGTTGTAAAATAATACTTTTATTAGGTAATAATTGAGTACCATATAAACTACTACTTACAATTCTTATTTTATCAGTTACTGGATTAGCATATCCTGAGTTTGGAGTATCAGCATAATATGTTTCTACAAATGAAACATAGTTATTTTGATTAGAAAAATTACTAAATGAAGCTGTCCATCCTTGAATTGTTTGATTAGGAGCTGTTGAATTTACTGCTGTTGTGACACTATGATTATAAGTGTATAAGTTATTTCCCAAAGTAAAACGAGCAGCTAAATCATTATAAGCTGAAGATGTATAATTACCTTCAATTGACTCAGGATTTAATACATGAGAATTAAAAGCTGATTCAGACACATAATTAGACCATAATCTTAGTTCTTGTAATGAACCACTAAATGGGTAAGATCCATCTCCAAATGTTATAGCACCTTGTTGATACCATAATGAGTTGGAAACAGCTGTGTTAGTAGTTAAACTAGCACTTGTCTTATGTCCTACTTCTCCCCAAACATTGTTTTTAACAAAAAATTCATATGTTTGAGAAGAACCAGTCTCATTTATTCTTAAATTTGGATTTGTTCTTTGAACTAATACTGAATACCAATCAGTATTATTATTAGAATTAGTGTTTGATCCTGTTTGATAAATAGGAATAGTAGAAGAAGTGACAGATAATCCACCTAATTTAAATTGAAAATATCCAAAATCACCTACACTACCTGAATATATAGAATTTGCTGAAGCAGTACTAGTATATAATAAATTAAATTGAATATCAGAACCACTATAGAATAATGATTGAGTAGTGAAATTAGATAATAATATATTTGATGCAGTTGGATAAGCTCTAAATCTAAATTCAATACCATTTGGAGCAATATCATTATATCCTGTTCTAACTAAACTTTGTGATGTATAATTCCAAGGTATATTTATTGTATTTGAACCACTAACATTTAAAGCATAAGTAAATCTATCATATTCATATTCACTAGTAGATTCAATTTTATCAACACCACCATATTCAAGATAAGACATTACAGTTGGTGGAATACCAAATATAGTATTTAAATATTGAATAAAACGAGTTGTACCTTTAGATTTAAGTAATAAAGGTAAGTTATGATATAAACGTTTATAAATACCTTTTTGTTGATCTTGACCAGGTATTTGATATTGAGAAGCACTAATTAGTGTTTGGTATGAACCTGTGTTAGGTAAATAGGAACCATCAGGATTTACACCATACAAATATTTAAATACATTAGTACCATCTTCATCTGTATAGGTATCAATACCCATGGATTGAAGAGCAAAGTATACTACATCTTTAGATATACCTTGATCTAAAGCATTTTTAGCCTTATATAAGTCAGTTATAGCTTTAATATGAATCCAAATATCATCAAACATTTGGCCTATTGAAGCTACAAATTTAAATACTAACTCATTGTCATTATTCTCAGCTATATAACCAGGCATAGCATATAGTAAATAGTTTTGGTTATTATCATCATACAATGAGGCAGATAAATAACTACCACTATACCAACTTATAGCTTGGGAGGATGTAACTGAATAATTTACAAATGGTTTAACTGAATTTTGTTTTGGCCAAGAAAAAGAACCACTTGTATAAAATAAATGTTGTTCAAAACCATCAAAATTTTGAATAGTTTGATTTATTTTATTTTTATATAATTGAGCATCTAATTGAGCTGTTGGTGTAGAACTAGCAGCTGCTGAAGATGAAGCAGATGAATATAATTCAATATTATTTAATTTATATTTAAATCCTTCTAATCTACGAGCTGCTGATGAAAAATGAACCCACTCAGTATATTCAAAATTATCATAATCAATATTAATAGCAAAATTAGAAGCACTTAATTGACCAAGTAATTGTTGTAATGGTCCAAATGATGCTTGTGAACTAGTAATTTGATTAAAATTAAAATATGGTGTAGGTCCTACTCTTAAGTTATCTAAATCTAAATCAAAATTAGGTCCACGTAATGTTGGAAATGTAATTGGAACAGGATCAATAGTTATACTAACACTAAATTCTTGTGGGTTAGATATTGCATCAACAATACTAACTAAAGTATTTATATCAATATTAGTTGGTAAAGGATTAAGTAATTTAATTAATATTGTTGGAGTTGGAATATTACTATTTAATACTAAAGATCCTAAATCTAAAGCTATATTAATAGCTGGTATTAATCTATTTTGTCCAAGATTTAGATAAAATTCTTTAAAATAAGGAGTACTTTGAAAATCATAAATAAAATCAAGAGCAGATTGTTGTAGAACAGAATTTGATATATTATTAGTTGATAATCTAATTTCAGTTCTATCTGCTGAGATTTCTTTTATAAAAAAAGTTCTATTATAAGTTAGATCTATTTTAGGTCTTAAAATATTATATATTACTTTAAATTCTCCAAATTGTAATCCTAAATTTTTTAAATCTAAAGATGGATCAAATAATAATTCTTTTAAAGATATAGATCCAGATGTTGGTAAAAATGTTCCTGGAATTGAATAACCTTTAAAAGGAATAACAGAATATAAAATATTACCAGCTGGATTAGCAACATGTAATTCAACATAATCTTCAGAGTTACCAAAAACACGCATCATCTCTCTAGATGGAACTAAAGTGGCTGATGATGATCCTGATAGGATATTATTATTTCTTGGTAATTTTATAACAGTTGTTGACATATTATATTTGTGTTCCTGTATTAATATTACTTTCTAGTAATATTTGATTTTTTAATTCAATATTTTCTTCTCTTAAGTTAGAGATTTCTGTTGTTAAGTCATCTAAAGATACACCTAAATATTCTAAACTACGAGTAGCTAATCCTAGATGAGAATTTTCTGAACCAGAAGGAGGAATATTATAAAATAAGGCATTATATTGTTCAAAAAAGTTTTGAATATCTTGTTCAATTGTAGCTTCTCCCTCAACAACAGCTGCTTGTGATCTAGCTAATTGTTTAAAATTAGTATTTATAACATTATTAAAACTTTGTAAACCATAAATAGTTTTTTGTATTTGTATTTGTTCAGATTGATTAGTTTTAGAATTTGGAGATGAAACTGTTAAAGAAGTTCTATTAACTGAGTTATTTACTGTGTTATTATAAGTTGCCATTATTAAATAGTTTGTAACACTTTAAAATAATAATCATCATCATAAATGTAAGTACCACCATCAATTTGTGATTTAATTTGTACTTTATAATAACGATCTGGTTCTAATCCATTCATATATAACATAAAAAAACTACTTGTTGGATCAACACTTAATCGAGTGGCTGAAGTATCAAAATCAATTATTTTAGTATTTGACTGTAAATCAATAATAGAATAATATGAAGCTGTTGGTAATAATTTATTATTAATATATAAAGAACTAGTTACAAATGACCTAACTGGATATTTGTCTTTAGCATATATTCTAAACTTAACAAATTCACTATCATAAAAAATATTTTTATTATTTGATAATGATACTAATATATTATTATCGCCTACATATGATAATGATCCTGTATTATTAAAATCTATATTATCCCTCCATTTAAATTCTAAACATGGAGGATAAATTGTGTTAGTATCTCTAGAAAAGAAATTAAATGTATATTTGTAGTTTGGATTAAATTCAATTGAACCTGTATTACGAATAATAAATCCATTATTTGAAATCACACTAGCTGTCCAAGCAGCTACAATTGATGTGACATTAACATTAATATCTTTAGATGAAAAATAATTAAATGTTTGATACTTATTATAACCAGATGATGTATAATAATTAGCTCCTCCAGCATTACCAGGTAACCATGAAGCTGTTATATTAGCTGGAAATCCAGCAGTATCCCAAGCATTTGTTTGATTAGCACTTCTATACTCCCAACTACAACCATCATCTGTTTCAGGAATATTATTAAAACGTCCTGTTCCCATATCCCAACTTTCATAAATTGGATTAATTTCAATATTAAAATTAGTTGGAATCCCATCAACATTGGCATTATATAGTTTTAAAGAAGCAGTATAATTAACTCCTGATTTAGCTATAACATCAGAAATGTCATCATTATCAAATTGAATTAAAATACGTGCTGTTGATGATGATGGAGTATTAATAGATAATTTTTTAGATAAATCTAAAATAGCATCTAATCCAGCATTTAAAGTTGGATAATCTGAGTAGATTGTTGTGTCCTGTGAAGGAAATATTTTGTAAACACCCATTTATAATAGTATTATTCTAGTATAAATATGGGCTAATTATAGAAATTATTTCAATAAATTGTAGTATTCTTTAAAGTGTTTTTGGCGGTCTGGTAAACCAATTGTACCTCCATTAACACATTTAGTCACAGCTAATACAGATGCATCAGAAGCATCAACACATTTACCTAAGCAATTCTTATGAAAAAACCAAGCAGCTGATAATAATGGATATTTTGTTGCTACTAAATCTGGTGTTTCAACTAAATTTTCAGGAACAACTTTATCAAATTCAATGTAGTTAGCTTTACCAGTTAATTGAATATAGCCACGGCCACGGAATTTATAACCTTCACCTGTAGCTTCAGCACCATTACCCATACGTCCCCCATAAACTAAATTAGCAATTTTTTCTGGTTTACGCTCATATAATTTAGCTTTATCTTCTGTTGGGAAGTATTTTTTAAATATTGTCAATAAACCTTTAGCTCCATAGTTTAAGTTTTCATTAACTACTTTAAAACCACCTGATTCATGTCCACATTGAGATAAAAAATGAGACAACTTAACAGCTGTGTCAATTTTGAATTTTTCCATTACCTCAGGAATTTGAGTTATAACACCATCTGGAATGTGTCCTTTAAGTTTATTTAAGTCCATATATTTAAATTTTAATAGGTTACTACTTTACCATAAATATCAGTGTCAGGAAATCTCACTTCAAAAATCATAGGATCAAGTGATGGGTAAATAACACCTTGTTTTGTGGCACCTTTTATATCATATGAGTATGGTGAATAATTACCTCCAGCTAGATTTGTAATATCAACATTAATTACTGATTGAACACCTTTAACAGCTCCAATTAAATTATATATATTTGAATAAATAATTGGTTGATTAATTTGCCATTTATCTATATTAAAATAATTTTGTATTTCTGTTATAGCTTTAGTTAATACTTCTTGTGAATTATAAGCTGGTAAAACTGAGATATCAAAATTAATTTTTATATTAGCATAATAAGCATCTTTAATAATAATAGCATCACTAGCCATTTTATGATAAGATAAATATGTTTTTAGATTTTGCTTAATAGTATTAGAAGTTGTAGTTATTTTACCATTTATATCTGTTGATAAAACACAAATTGAAAGTGCTAATGGATTATTAGTGATAAAATTTTGTTTATCAGTGTCATTAGCAACTAAATAATTTTGAGATACATAAGCTTTACTTATATAACCAAATTTAGCTGGCATTGATAAAGCACGAACTAAGTAGTCAGCTTTAGTTACATTCCTATTTTGAGTTGGAAAATTAGCTAAAGCTTGTAAACGTATTTGTTCTGTTGTTTCACCAGGTCCACCACCTGATGATGGTTCTGGATTATTGAAACGAAGTGAGTTTTCAACTATTGTTAAAATAGAATTATTTAAATTAAAATTATCTACAGTTATATTAACAACACTTCCTAATCCAATATCATCAGATGGTAAATTAGCTTCTGCTCCTCCTCCAACTAAATAAGTCACTGTTAAAGTAGTGTTTGAAGGAGCAACACCATATTCATTTGTATATTGAAAGTTAGATGGATCATAAGCCATATTTAATTTACTAATACCATCTACTAAACCTATACCAACATTATCTGGATTTGGAATAATAACTTCATCTGGTGATGATGTTACACCACTTCCAAATTCTAAAAGTAAATTATTATCATCATTAAAACGAGTTACAAAACGTCTATCTACTTTTTTAAGACGTAATAAGAAACAAGCATTATCATTATCATTATAATAATTAGGCTCATTCATAGATATATTTAATGTTTCATCAAATATAGTATCTTGAGCTAAATAAGGTACTTCATAATATTGATTATTTTCACTGTCAGTCACACTTAATACTTGAATAATATTTGAATCATTAATAACAACAGTTGGAAATTGTTCAGGATTACCAAAATTAAATGTAGTTGTTTTAATTTGTCCTGATATTGCTTCAACTTGTTTTTTAAGTAAATAATATTGTGGATTAGTAGTACCTGTATAATATTGATATATTGTTATAGTTGTTGGATCAAATGAAGATGAAAATCTAAAATTAACAAGATCTTGAGTTATAAAAGTAATATTTGGTTTAGATATAGATTTAACACTAGAATTTTTACCTAATCTTAAAGTATATCGAAAATCAGGAGCATAATTAGGTGCTCCATCAGAAGGTAATAATTGATAAACATCTAAATTAACTGTTGAAACTGATGTTATTTTGGGTCTGTATCCTAAAGCATAAGCTAAAGCTATAATATTTTTTCTCTCTTGAGCATATAGTAATAATGTTTCTTGTAATTGAGTATCAGTGTAAAATGATAAAATATCACCTATATAAGCAGCCATTTCTATAAACATATTTCCAGGAGCAGATGGACTAAAGTCCATGTAATTATTCTGGAAGTAGGTTCTAGCATAATTAATTAAGTCTTGCTTTAATGTATTAAAGTCTTTATCAAAATATTTTATATCAGGTACATTTGCCATTATTATCTGCTTAAATTAGTTGTTGAAACATTTATCACTAAATTATCATTTTGGTTATTAATAGAGTATTCTAAAACTAAATTAATAAGATTTAAATCTGATTGTTTTTTAATTATTATATCTCTAATAATAATATTAGGTATAAATGCTATTATTTCTGTCTCTAATCTAGCTGCTACACTATCAAAAGTTGTATCTGGTTCAAATAGAGATGCTCTTAAATTTCCACCAAATTGAGGATTAAAAAAACGCTCACCTTTATCTGTTAATATATAATTTATTAAATTAGATTTAACTTGTTCTTTAGTTGTAAATGTTTGATTAAAAACATTAGTGTTATTATTAAATAAAACATTAATACCAATGCCCTTTTTTTGGCCTACATCTTGTGGGTTAAGTCTATATGCGGGTCTATTTAACATTAGATTTTACCGTCTTGTTTCATTTTACTCATTAAAGCACTAAAATCAGGCACAACATCAATTTTAACAGCATTAATATCCCCAGCTGGTCTAGTATTGGCTAACATTTGATCAACACTATTAACAACAGGAATATTAATTGGTCCACCAAAGCCTTGAGCCATTGTAGAATCCATATTACCTAATGACTTCCAATCATTAGTAGTAGCTGTTTCATTCAATATCTCATTTAAAATATTATTATTAGTAAATGTTTTTGGTTTTAAGGGCTGTGTAGGTTTGGCAGGTTTTATAGATTCAACCATGGAATTTTTCACAGTGGTTTGTTTGGTCTCTGCCACCACTGGCTTAAGGTCTGGTGCCTCAAGCAATATTCCAAGCTCTTCCCTCACAACAGCTTGTACCTCTTCACGTATAACTTTACGTAATAATTTTACAAATGTATCAGCTTTCATGTCTATAAATATTTTCGTTATCCAAGTATTAACTTAAGTTCTTCAATTAATTCATCAGCTTTACGTATTTTACTAGGAGCTGTTTGAGTTATTTTCATTTTACTAAAAGTATCATAAGCAATAGCTTGTAAATCACCAGCTGGTGTTGTAATTACTTCAATAGTATAATCACGAGTACCATTATTATATATAGTTGAATCAGTATTATCTTGTTTAGATTTACTAGAATCACCATCAACATTTAAAGCTATATTTATGTTTGTGTTAAAACTTAATCTCTCAACTTTAAATTTAGCTCTAGTTAATGCTTGTTGAAATGTTCTTAATATAGTTTGAACAAATGTTATTAATAAAATATAATTTTTAATTTTATCTTCTAAGTCTTTAGTTACTTGATCATCAGATTCTTTGCTGATTAAATATTGACCAGTAATTGGTTTAGATGGTGATGGACTGGCTAACTCAGGACCTGAAGAGATAGCTGTAGTTAGTAATTTCTTTTTTTTTACTTTTAACTTTAATTGAATAATAGCTAAAGCAGTTTTTATAAGTCTAAGAACAATAACTAAACTATCAAGGATAGTTTTCATTATCTTTATAACTTTTAATAAATTATTTTTTTTTCTTTCAAATTCTTGTTTATATGGAGAATAATCACCTGAAAATTTAGGATAAAAAACTATAGCTACTTTATTTTTAACTTCCACACGACCTTTATTTTTTAATTTTCTTTTTGTTTTTTTAATTAAATTACTAATAGTGGCGTTAATTACTATATCATTATTAATAAATTTAGTTAATAAAGATATAACAATACTAACAACAGCTGTTTTAGCTATTGATTTAGCCATATTTGCTTGATCTTGTAAAGAATTTGATAAATTATTAAATTTATCTTGTTGTTGTTGAGATATTTGATTTACTTTTTCTTCACTTTGTTTAACATTTTGTTGTTTTTCAGAGATAGAAGAAGCAGCAGGTGTAGTTGGTAAAGAAGAAGCAGCAGGTGTAGATAAAGTTGGACTTGATACTTTAACCATTTGATCAACACCAGATCCATAATTATCTCTTAAAGCAACTTTAGCTATTCGTACTAAATCAGCTTCTGTTGATGTTGGAGAATTGTTACTATATATTGATTTTCCATTATCAAAAACTGTAATAGTTTGATTGAAGCCTGATTTTTTTATTTCATATGTAAATTTGGGCATAATTAGATTGTAAATGATTTTTCTGATTTGAAATTAATCATATCAGCTTTAACTTGAAATAATTTTCCTTTTAACATTGTTGTAGCTGGAATTAATAAAGCTGCCATTAGTGGACCTGGTGCTATGGCAGCTGCTTGTACCATGTCACTATATGTTGATATAGCATCTATAAGATCATTTAATACTCCTTCTAACTCATCTGCTTTAGTAATTGGCTCTGCTTGGCCATTTATATCTAAACCTAACTGCATTTTAGGAGCATTAACTAAAAACATATTTTCCTCATTATCACTATCTTCAATACCCACATCAATAGTTACTTTATCACCTGCTGATAAATTAATATAATGTTTAGCAGTTATAAAAATATCATTAGAACGAGCATTAAATACTAATCGTCCTGATGATAATAATATTTGTTCTTTATTGTAAGTTTTAGCCATTGTTTTAAGAAATATAAATTATATCATAGTTTCTTCCATTATCTGAAGGTTGGTCTGTTCCTAAACATACTGTAGAATTAATAACTTGATCAGAAAAAGCAATTTTTTGTGATGAAGGATTATGAATTATAATGTTACCATCTATAGTTATACCTACAGCTGTGACATAATGACCTCTACTAAAATTTGTAGTTCCACGTATTCTTATAACTATAGGTCTTTGAATTTTTATTAATCTATCTTTATAAGCTTCAAAAATTTGAACTGTAGTTTTTTTAGTTGGATCATTTTCTCTTATTAAACTTGGAAAATCTTCTTTAAGTTTTCTAAAATTCAAATTATTACCATCTAGAATATATGGAGGTATTCTTTTATAAGAAGGTTTATTATAAAACATCTCTTGAGTTATATTAACATCAGATGCTTGAGCTATCATTGTAATTGATGTTACAAGACATCCCCAGTTATTATACTGAGGTATATATGGTGTTTTATCTCCAAAATAAAATTGACATTGGTCTGGACTAATACGGTCCCCATCTAGTGTATAATTTTTAGTTAGAGTAGCTTTTTTGTTTACTTTTGATACACGTTCACGTTTTATTGTTTGTCCTTTAATTCTAGTAACAAAATATTTACTATAAATAGTAGGATTAGTATAGTCAATTGTAAGAACACCTGGATCTGTTGGTGTTATTATATCATATAATTGAGTTGGTTGTTCTTCAATTGGAAGATTATTAAATTCATCATCATATAAATTCTCTTCTTCTAATTCAATTATTGTTGATTCTTTTATGTTAGTTTTTTCTATAGTTGTTTTTTGTTGAGTTTGTTGTTTTATAACAGCGGGAACAAGTGTTGAACTTATAATTTCATCTATTTCTTTACCAACAGCTACTATACCTGGTGTTTTATCATTAGGATGATTAGATGAATATCCAATATCATTTTTTAATTTAAAAACTCCAACATCAGTAAATTTCTTATAATAAGGTGTTAAAGTATCAACTTTTGTATTTTTAAGATTACCCCATCCATAACTCCCACCAAACACATATAATCCATTAGTAGCACTAGGAAATTTTTCTTTGACTACATCAATAAAATCTTTAATACTAGTTGTTTCTTGATATCCATCATTAGTACCAATATTGATAAAAACTTTAACTACTTCTTGATTACCAATATATTTTTTTATAGCCTCATTTAAGTTCTTTAAATTCCAACCTACTTTCCATAATACACCTTGTGGTCCTATAGGTTCTAATAGTTTAGAGTTAGCTTTAATTGACTCTGTCTGACTATCACCTATTATAATTGCTTTGCCTGGTTTTTGTGGGATATTATTAGTATTAACTATATCATTATTATTTTGTATATTTAATGATTGTTGATTTGTGTTACCAATATTAACATTAATAGTTCCTTCTTTAGTTATAGCTATATATGATAATGTATTATTTGGATCAGCAGGTTGTACTTTTTTATTTGGGTCTGGTGTTTGATTAGGATCATCAATTAATGGATTATCACCTGAATATATATAAGTGTTTCCATTAGTTAGAGTTATTCCATTAGCATCAGTTCCTTCAATACTTATATTTCCACTACTAACTTGTCTAAAATACTTTTTTTCAGCCATAATTTATATTAATTAAGTCCAATGTAAAAGATCATTAGCATCATTAAATCTATTATAAAAATCATTAGCGTATCTACTTCTTTTAGAAGGAGAAAATGTGCCACGTTTATGACTTTTTCCAGCTCTGTAAACATCTATTCCTTCAGTACAACCATAACATCTTTCAACTGTAGAAGCAAAAAGATAGGCTGCTATATCAGCAGTTAATGGACTTGTATTGCTTACTGCTTTTGTAAAGTCATTATATGATCTTGTAAAAGAGACATCTGTTATAAAAGGTAATTGATGCTCAATTAATGATGTTCCTTGTGGAGGTGAAGCTAATTTTTTTATATCAAAGTATTTAGCATTCCATTGTATTAAACCATAGCTTGTAAAGCCATTAAGATCATCATATCCTTCACTTGGTTTAAATCCACATTCAGCTTGAATATTACCCATTATTCCAGCTGTTACTTCCTTAGATAAACCTAAATTTTTAAAATAATTTTTAACAATTAATTGATTATTAACTATTTCTTGTTTATTAGATATGGTTGACTTAGTTCCTATATCATTATTACTATATGAATTAGTACTATTATCAATATCTCTATTTCCATTTGAAGGTATTGATGAATTATTATTAATAATCTGATTAATAGTAACTGGGTTTAAATAATATGATATTCTTTCATATTGAGACAATATGTCACCAACTGTATTGTTTGGTCCTTTTAATAAAGGAACAATATCACCTATTCCAGGTGTTTGAGTATTATTAGTATAAAATGGAACAGCTTTACCTGTTACAGTAGATGATAAATTATCTCCTATTGGTTTATAAATTATAGATCGATCTAAATTTGTCTTTACAACAAATCCATATGAGTATGGTTCTTTATTTTTATTAAAAATAGAGTTTTTTCCTCCACTAAATCCATTATTATTTTTATATTCAGTTTTTCCTCCAGTAGTTATGGTATTATTAGTTCCCATTTTCTAATTGTTTTGGCTCTTCAATTTTAATACCACTTATTTCTTGAAATAATAATTCTTTATCACGTTCACTTAATATACCTCCATCACCCTCACCTTGAGTGTTAGATATAGCGCGTTGAACAATACCAGCCATTTTAATTAAGGCCTCATCATTCTTAACAGCTATTTCCATATATTCTTTAAGTAATGGAACAAGCATCATGGCATCACCTGGCTCTTGAATCATTGGTTTGAGCTGGTCTATTAATGATTTAATTTCCTTTTCTTTACGGTTAGCATTCTTGTATATATCTTCAAGAAGACTTGAAAAGGTTTTATCTTTAAATATAACTTGGTTAAAATCCATATTCTATTTTATATAAATATGGAAGGCGAAAAGAGTTATAACGCCATAGTGATACGTCCATGCTCATAAAATTCATTATACTTACGAACATATATGAGTTTTAGACGTTTAATTATTTTAGTAATTTGAGGTGTTGATGCCTCAGTCATTTCTTTAATGTAAATATATAAGGCTTTTTTATTGAAAATATCTAAATTTTCACTTTTTCTAAATAATTCCATTATACCATCAGCTATTTGAGCATCACGTTGTTTAGGAAATAATATAAACATATTATGATCAATATACTTAGTGAATTGTTTCAAAAATGATGTAGGTTCAAGATTATTATTTTTTTCACTAATGTTCACTAAATCAATTAATATTGATTTATCTTCATCAACAGCTTCAACAGGTGCTTTATCTTTTAACTTCTTATAATTTGCATTATTATATAGAATAAGATAGCGTTTAGCAATAGTACCAAAGTAAGAATAAGCTTTTCCCTTACTTTGATCATATAAGTGTAACTTTTCAAGAAGAAAGGCAACAACCTCATGTTGAAGTTCAGGGATTGTGTCCACTTCTGTATAATAAAATTTAAAAGTATGAATGATATTCTCAGCCAATTTATGAAAGGCATAATTAATTTTTTCATTAAATATCTTATTTCGTTTTTTAGGACTTCTTAGTCTTAAATACTCAATGATAGCATCTTCAGTTTCTTGAGTAAAATAAACATTAGCTGTTTTTGGTTTGCGTTTACGGACAGTCCCCTTCTTAGTTAATAATATTTCTTCACTCATCTTAGCTTCTTAAATAATGTTTTAATGAATCTTGGATGTTTTGTAAATTACGGAAGAAGAAACCAATTTGATCATCTGATTTAAATGCTTCTGTTAATTCAACTTGATTAAGTTGTTTACTTGATTCATCAATAATAGTAGATATACTATCAATAATAGATTTTTGTTTAGAAGCAATTTGTTCTAATTTAATTACTTTAGTATTTAAGTTCCAAATAATATACCCAAATATTGTGAACACCCAAAGTACAATTGAAATAATTCCTAGTATCATATATTTTTCATTATATCGGCTAAAGCTGGATTAACCATTTTTTTAAGTGCTTTCTGCTTAACAGCCGAATTATTTTTATTTAATTTAAAATTGTCTTTTTTAGGTTGATAAAGAATTGGTTGGCGTGGGCTAGTTAATTTAAGTAACCACTCAACTTCAAATTCAATTCTGGCAGCTAATAAATCTGCTTGATGTACAACATAAATAAGTGATGTGCGTGGTTTAGTCTCTGGATTAAAAGTGATTAAATATGACTTGTTAGCTTCATCATATAAACCATCATGTAACTTAATAGCCAATGTCTCATTTTTAGTAGGTAAAATACCATTACTAATAAGTAAATGTAAACCACGATCAGGTACTGACATATATTCTAAACGGTCATTAAACATATAAGTTTCATTCAACTTATCTCGTCTCCATTGATCTGTTTGTTCTATATACGCTGGTTGCTCTTCATCCCCAAATTTTCCTAAGTCATGATTGATTGCTGAGAATACTAATTCTTCAGTTGTGTAAGTAGCTATCATACCCATTTCTCTCCACACAGCATCAATTTTAAGAGCAGCTGACACAACTCGGTTTACATGGTCAATATAACCACCTGGAAAACAGTTGTGGTATTGTGGGCGATGTGAAGCAGGCATCATTACAAAGCGTTCTTCATGTTTCTTATAAAAATCAAGCATTTTAACACCTCGTTCTCCTGAGATATATTGCTTAATAGTATTAAGAAAATGATGCCAATTAGATTGTATTTGTTCTGGAGTTAGCATAACTTATTATTGTTCTGAACTAATTAATGTTTTAATTTCTTCAACTTTATCTTTTAATTTACTAATCATTTCTTTAGCTAATAAAAGATTCATTTTTGGATCTGATAATCTAGATTCAAAACCAATTAACATATTTTCAAGTTGATCTAGTTTATTTTCTACTGGTTGTTTATATCTCATATATATTCTTTTATAATATTAACTAATTGTGGTATTGTATCAAATGTAAGTAAAGTATCTGTTGTCTCCAACTCTGTTTCTGGAGTAATGGTTATTATTTTATTTCCTAGATCAATAAATACAATTGGATATGATTCTGTTTTAAATTTTTGTTCTATTTGATCTGCAAAATCAGAAAATTGTTCAGCATCAATATTAGTATAGGTTATTCCGCAACCATCTAATTCACTCTTCAACCATGTACAATAATCACAATCATTTAATGTTAATAATCTAACTCCTACTTCTTTCTTATCACTCATAAATCACTTATTAGTGTTCTAAAAAATATGGAAAATTCTTTGGGGAGCCAAATTTTTTTAATGTTCATATATAAATATATAAGAGGGATGAGCTTACACTCACCCCTCAGGCTAAACTAACACCAACATTATTTAGTTATATATTTAACTAATTCCTTATTTAACATCATTAACTTAAATTTACCTGGATTACTGTTGTAAATTGACTTAATCATATTATAACAAACATCAGTTGCAAATATTTTCTCAGTTACAATCTTACCAATACGCTCAATAATTGGTTTTTCAACTGTATTTTCCTTTGAAAAATATTCTAAATAGTTAGCAACCCTTGTACCTAATGTAGCTGCAATATCTGCTCTATATGCTTTATCTTTACCAACTAAACTCTTAAGTGTATTCATAACATACTGTTCATCTTGTGATAAAATATTTTCTGGTGAAATCATCTTATCCAATTTATTATTAATGAACATAGTAAATAAAGTACTAAACTCACTACCAACTGAGCCCTCACCAATCATTTGAATTAGTGGTAATGAATTTTCAAATGATTTAAGTGAACTAATACTATTAAAAAACATACTAACACTTCTACTATTAGTTTCTTTAGTTACTAATTCTGGATGCATTAATAAAAAGTTAATACATCTACCATCTAAACGATTCTCTTCAGCCCATTTACCCCAACATTTAAGATCAAATTTTAAGTCAACTGTGATAAATCTTGTTTTTTGAGCATTATCAATACTATTAACTAAATAATCTCCATTATCAGGATTACTTGTTAATACAATATGCCAATCCTGAGGTAATTTCCAGCTAATATATTGTTGACGATCAATTAACTCCATTACAGCTTGAATGAATCTCATATCAGCTCTATTCCAGTCATCTAATAATAGAATACCACCATTTTCTTTACCACTAATCCATTCTGGCGGGCAATAACTCATACGGTTCAATCCTGTTGTGGAATAACCTTCCTTACGATAGTCCTCAACAGCATTTTCATCTACCCATACTCTTTCTTTATTATCAGTCATTTCAAACTGACGAATTGGAAAACCAACCAAGTCACCTATTTCTTCAATCTGTGCAAGGTTCAATTTAACAAAGTTCAAACCCAACTCATTAGCTAATTGAAGAATAGATGATGTTTTACCAATACCTGAATCACCCACTACCTCAATACTAACTGGTTGTTTATTGTTTTCTTGTAGATAACGATTGTTATCAATAATGTGTTTAAGGAAATCTTTTAGCTCCTTAACGTTAACTGCTACTTTAGCATTTTGTTTTTTTGTTGTTGATGTTTTAGCCATTGTTATTTATTTTATATCATAATTTAACTTAATAATTAAGGTCATACAATCTGTACTTTAGCACCTGGTAATTCATCATTGATTCTTCTTCCTGAACAGTGAACCCATAAAACAGGTTTACATGGTTGTGTTTGTTCAATACTACATTCACCATCAGTTAAGTAAATTAAGTTCTGGAATTTATCTTTATGTTGTTGAAGATATTTCATTACTGGTTCATAACTAGTACCTCCACGGCCTGTTACTTCTTTAGCCTCCTCAGCTTTACCTACATATTCATAAACACGTCCAATTGTAGCATCACATTCAATAACAGTCACTTCAGTACCTGTTTTCCATATATGATGAATTTCACTTAAAAACTCTTTTAAATCATCTTTACTAACTGATCCTGATGTGTCAACAGCTACAAGTGTATTTTTACGTTGTTTAATTTTAAGGGCTGGATTACCATAGAAACGTTTATTTGGTTTACGTCTTGTTTTCTTAGTAAACACCTTACTAGCCATACCATTAAAACGTCTTAGATATGCTCTCCAATCAATAACTGGTTCTTCACTAACATATAAACTATCAATTAATTCTTTTAATTCACCAGGTATAGTACCTCTTTGTTTTTGTACTTGTTCAGCTGTATCTTTTAATTGATGTTCAATTTGTTTTTCCATCAATTTCTTTTCTGCCTCATCCATGTTCTCATATTGTTTCCAAAACTCATGAGATGCTTTTACTTCAACTTGAGTACCATCACCTAATGTAATAGTTCTTGACTCACCATCCCCATTAGCATCTTTCATTGCTTGAACAAACTTAGCAACATCACCATCAGGATTGTTTTGCTTTTCCTGTTGTATCAACTCATAATATTTTCTAGTACCTGCTTTAACAGGTAAATTAAGAGCAGCCCAAGGTGCTTTAGTAATTTCTAAACCATCCCAAGTTTCATCTTTATAAGAATCTTCAATGTACTGATTAATTTCCAAATCAGCAGCTATATTCAATAACTCCTTTTCTGAATATGAATCATACATTTGTAAATGTTTAAATGCAATATGTAATAGTTCATGTTTCAAAACTGCTACTTTACAATTATCACTTATAGTTTCCCAAAACTTAGGACTAATAACTAACTTAGTATTAATACCATCTTTAGCAACACAAGCAGTTGAGACAGCATCACTTAATTCTTTATTTAAACTAATCAAAAACAGACCATAAAATGGTTCCTTGAACATTAATGTTTTTGAATGTTTAGCAATATCAGCATGTATATTATCTATCATATAATTTATTTTTAATTAATTTAATTACTGAGCCTCGG